CGCCAGACGCCGGCAACAACTACCCAGACTTCATGCGTCAGCAGTTGATGGCTGCAGCGGCGGGTAGCGGTACGCCTTACGAGATCCTCACCGGCGACATGCGCGGAATCAACGACCGAGCATTACGGGTGGTGCTCAACGAGTTTCGGCGTCGCTTGGAACAACTGCAGTTCAGCGTGTACGTGCATCAACTTTGCCGCCCCGTGCGGGCCGCGTGGATGGACATGGCGGTGCTGTCGGGTGTTCTGGTGCTGGCCGATTACGCACAGAAGCGCCGCCAGTACCTTCGCACTCGCTGGGTACCGCAAGGCTGGGCCTATATCCAGCCGGTTCAGGACGTGCAGGCGCGAGCGATGGAGGTGAGAGCCGGTTTTTCGTCGCGCAGCGAGATGGTCCTGCGTACCGGCTACGACGCCGAAACGGTCGATCTGGAAAACGCTGCCGATCTGAAGCGGGCCACAGAACTGGGCCTCAACTACAACACCCTGGATGCCGTCGAAGACACCGACGACAAGGAGCAACCATGAGCAAGAGCGCGAAACCGCGTATTTACAACCGCGCCGGCAAACGCGTCGAGGTCAAGGACAAGACCTGGTACGCCGTTCATGCCAGTGGCGAGTCCACCGAGCGAGTGATCGAAGTCTTTGTCTATGGCGAGATCGGCGCGTGGGGCATCACTGCCAATCAGTTCGTGCAGGATCTGCGCGCCATGGACGACGGTGTGTCGCCGGTGGTCGCCGCGTTCAACAGTATCGGCGGTGACCTGTTCGACGGGCTGGCCATGCACAACGCGCTGTCGCGGCTGGGCGAGCGCTGCACCGGCCGGATCGATGCACTGGCGGCGAGTGCCGCCAGTGTGGCTGTGTGCGGTGCCCACCGCGTAGTCATCGCGGCGAACGCCATGTTGATGATTCACAACCCATACACCTATGCAGGCGGGGGCGCCGAGGACTTCCGCCGGGTCGCTGACGTATTGGATCAAACCTTGGAGGCGATCATCGCGGCCTATAAGGCCAAGGCGCCCGACATCGATGAGGCCGAGCTGCGGCGAATGGTTGATGCCGAAACCTGGCTGACTGCCAACGAAGCAGTTGCGCTTGGTCTTGCAGACGAAGTCGGCGACGGCATCAAGGTCAAAGCCTGCCTAGGTCAAGGCGCGGTCTTGCAACGGTTCCAGCACGCTCCGGCTGAGTTGGTAGCGCAGCTCGACGAGGAACCCGAACCGGACCCGGAGCTTGAGCCTGTCAATCCGCCACAGGTGCCGCCCGTCGTTGACTCGGCCAAGTTGGCATTGATGATCACTCAGCGCTGTACGGCGGCGGGCATCAGCAACCTGATCGAGCCGCTGCTCAAGTCCACTCAGCTTGAAAGCGAAGAGATCGTTACCGTCGGCCTGGCACGCGCCAAGGCGGTGAACGACCTCTGCGTGGCCGCGCGTCTGCCGGAATTCAGCGCCGAGTATGTCGCGGCGGGTCTGGATGTGACGGCGGTACAGGCGCGTCTGTTCGACAAGATTGTCACCAGCGGCAAAGGCTTTGAAATCGACAACAGTCTGCCGCTGGCGGACGACCCGGCGCCCAAGGTGCTGGCCAAACAACCTAACCCCAACTCAATTTGGGCTGCTCGACAAGCGGCCCAAACTGGAACCGCGCAAAGCGCGAAAGGAGCACGAGCATGACCATCAAACAGGAACCGATGCACGCAGGTGAATTCCTGCTGTCCGAAGGCGCCGGCACGATCTCGCGTGAAGCGATCAACGTCGCGGCCGGTCCAGCGTTGTGGCCGGGACAAATCCTCGGGCTGGTGACCGCCTCCGGGGAATTCGCACCCTACGAACCGACGGCTGAGGACGGCACCGAAAACGCTGTCGCCATTCTCTACGGCCCGCTGGGCGAATCCGATGTGGTGCGTCGTGGCCGCGCCGTGGTGCGGTTGGCTGAGGTCAGCGAAGCGCATTTGACCGGCCTCGATCTGGCTGCCGAGAAAGCACTCGCCACCCATTTCGTGATCGTCCGCTAAGTCGATCCTTTTTTTGTATGCATCCCGCCGCGTGCGGGATTTTTCGTTTCTGGAGAGTACCCATGGCCGATATCGCCATTTTTGAAGACGAAGCGTTTACCGTTACCTCGCTGACCGCTGCACTCAATGATCAACCCTACCTGCCGGGCCGCATCAGCGCCCTGGGCCTGTTCCGCGAGGAAGGCATTACCACCCTGACCGTGCAGATTGAAAAGGACGGTGACACCCTGGCACTGGTGCCGGCCGGTGAGCGCGGTGGTTCTGGATTGGTGGTTGCTGCGAGCAAGCGCAACCTGATCCCGTTCAACACCGTGCACCTGCCGGAGCGTTTCACCATCAAGGCGGATGAGATCCAAGGCATCCGCGCCTTCGGCACTCGCACTGAGCTGCAGGCGGTGCAGGACGTGGTCAATGCGCGTCTGGCTAAGGCGCGTCGACAGTTGGACGCCACGCACGAGTTCCAGCGTATGGGCGCACTGAATGGCCAGATCCTCGACGCCGATGGCAAGACCGTACTGCTGGATCTCTATGACCGCTTCGGTGTGAAGCGCCAAAAAATGTCCATGGGACTGGCGGACCCAGAGACTGAACTGCGGGTTCAATGCGGCGAGGCGCTGGATATGCAGGAGGATGCGTTGGGTAGCGTGACCAGTACTGGCTCGCGCGCCTTTTGCGGTAAAAACTTCTGGAACAAGTTCATCGTTCACCCCTCAGTCAAAGAGACCTACCTTAACAGTCAGCAGGCAGCGGCTCTGCGCGGTGATGCTCGTGAAAGCTTCGAGTTCGGCGGCATCATCTGGGAGCGTTACCGTGGCAAGGTCGCCGGCGTGTCTTTTGTCCATGACGACAAGGCGCTTCTGGTTCCGGAAGGCGTGCCTGATCTGTACATCTCCGTGTTTGCACCGGCCGACTACATGGAAACGGTCAACACCCAGGGCATCCCGTACTACAGCATGATCGAGCCGCTGCCCTTCAACAAAGGTATGGCCGGTGAAGCTCAGTCCAACCCGCTGCACCTGTGCACTCGACCGCGTGCCCAAGTCCTGCTGGAACTCTGACCGTGGGCTTTCGCGATCTGATCGCCGAGGTCGACGCGGTGGTGTTCGAAACGCTGGGCGATATGGCTCGGATCGAAGGTCGCGAAGAGCCCGTGTTCGGCATGTTTGCCGCGCCCTGGCTGCAACCCAAGTTCGGCAAGCTCAATACTGGTTTGCGCGAGCCGCGCTTCGAGATCCGCGTCAGCGATTCGCACGGCCTGGAGCAAGGCATGCTGGTCAGCGTCGATTTGCCTGCCTTGGATGGCGGCGGTGACTACGACCTGATCCAGCTCGAACCGAGTGGCGACGGTCTGGTCGCCCTGATTCTGAGGTTGCGGCCATGAGCGTCGGCAGCTATTTCAAACCCTCGGCCGGGGGCGGGATGATCTCTATCCAGTCCTCGGCCGCAGATTTTCAGGCGTTCCAGGACTTTGCAAAGGTGGTGCCGAAAGCGGCTTCTGCGGCGCATCGGCGCGCGATCAACAAGACGTTGGGACGGTTGCGCACGCACATCGCCCGAGCCGTCAGCCGGTCAGAGCGCATTGCCGTAGCGGCGGTGCGTCAGCGGTTGCGCAGCTATCCAGTTTCCGGCGCGGCCGCGAGCGGCAAACTGTGGTTCGGGTTGAACACCATCGAATCCAGCCGGATCGGCCGGGCGCGGCAGACCGGCAGCGGTGTGTCGGTGGCGGGGCGGCGTTACCAAGGTGCCTTTCTCAAGAAGGTCTACGGCAACAAGCCCGACATCTGGATCCGCACGGCCAGCAAGCATTTCAACGCGGACGACTACCCGGACAGCACGGTGTCCCCCGGTCGCGGGCCGAGTTCGGGTTGGGTCGCTGAAAACGGTAGTCGTTTCCCGCTGGCCAAAGCCAAGGTGTCGCTGGAGCAAGCCCGGCCGCATTTCGACAGCTGGGTCAAAAAGGCAGACGAGATCCTGTTGGCGATTCTCAAACAAGAACTCAACTTTGAGCTGCAGAAATACCTCAAGAGGATCGGCAATGTCTGAAGAACCGTTCAGCCTGGACCAGCTTTATCGGGCGGTAGAACAGCATCTGCGTACCCACTTGCCGGGCGTGCAGGCCGTCACCGCCTGGCCAGACATTAAGGATCGCGTGTCGCTGCCGGCGGTGTTTCTGGAGGTGGCCGAGATCGAGCCGGGGACCGATATCGGCACCGGCGAAACCTCGCTGGTCTGCAAGTTCGAGGCTCGGATCATTGTTGACCCGATCAAGGCGCACCATCATCAACAGGCCGTGCAATTGGCGACGCAGTTGGCGGTGTTGCTGCGTTCGCAGACGTGGGGGTTGGCAGTTGAACCCGCCGAGTTTGTGCAGTCGCTGCAGGACTGGACCCAGCCGCACCTGGATGGATACACGGTATGGCTGGTGGAGTGGACTCAGCAGGTTTATCTCGGCGTTGAGGAATGGCCGTGGCCGGACGAACCGCCGGGGTCGTTGGTGTTTGAAGTCGATCCGGGTGACGGGCAATTCAGGCCGGAGGACCTGCCGTGAGTTACGCAAGCGCGCAGCATGACCGCATGATCGCGGGTGCGGTAAAGGCTTGCTACGTGGTCGCGGTGGATCTGTCCGCTTCACCGCCAGTATGTCGAGTGTCGGACGGCAGTGAATGGGTCAGCGCTTGGGTGCGCTGGCACAGCATCGCAGCGGGCAAGGCCAGGCACTGGCGGGCACCGTCTTTGGGCGAGCAGGGCAGTTTGATCAGTCCCAGCGGTGACGTGTCGCAAGGCACGTTTGTCCCGGGACTGTATGGCAACGCTGGTCCCCCGCCAGACAACCGCGACCACGTCGAGGTTTGGCGTTTTGATGACGGCGGCTCGCTCATCTATGACTGGCAGGCCAAGACATACAGCATCACCCTACCGAGCGGTACGGTCAGCATCAAAGTGGCGAGCACGGAAGCGGTTGTAACTGATAGCGCCGTGAGCGTGACCACCGGCAACATCAATCTGAAAGCGGCGGTGATGATCGAAGGGGCGTTACACGTCACCAAAGGCATCACCAGCGCCGGCGCGATCATTGACGCCACCGGAAACAGTAATCACCACACGCATTAATTCATTCACGACAGCCCGCCCAGTGCGGGCTTTTTCATGCCTGGAGAACTACATGGCCAAGATCGATGCGACCTCAACCGATGCGCAAACGTCCTCGGAACCGGCATTGTCATCCCTAACTTACTCATCGCCCGAATT